AGAGGGCGACAAAGACCGACTCCGCTCGGGAGAGCGGAAGCTCCCATCAGCTTGCTAACTGAATGGGACAGTGCTTACGACAACCTTGGAAGGTTCGCCACGTGGGATAATCCCCGATGATGGCACGCCGTAAAGCGCTGCAGCTAGCTGAATATTGGGGTGCCAATGATGCCAGTCCAGGCGAACCTGAACAGGCTTAAGGCACTTCCAATACCAAATGCTGTCGACAGCTTGGGGGACCTGATAATTCTCAGGGGCATCATGGATAACGATGTCACCGAGTTCAGCAGGTCCTCTGAGCCACCTATACCGAGTAGGTATCGAATCTAGCACAACCTTCCATGACTGGAAGACGGGGTTCCGCGCGTTGAAGGGGCCAAACTGCAGCCCCAGACGACGTAACCCATTGGCCAAACTAAACAGCTCGGAAGGCGAAGTTGGGATGTCCTTCAGATAGTGGGCCCTTACAGGCTCACCGTCGAAGTAGTCTCCGCCACAGCTTTCCTTGAAGCGACTTTCTGCAGCAAAGGTCTTCCTCTTGTTAGGAGTGAAACCGCAGAATTTGAGTGCCGCCAAGGTATCTTGGAAGATCTCACCCGGGACGATGATATCGTCGCCGTAAACGAGAATGCCCTGGGAAGGGCCATAGCGACCGCGGCTAACCGCCGTAGAGAGCGCTAAGAAGATTAAGGTCTCAAGCTCGAAAGTAAAACCGTTCCCCATTGAGGAGAACTTCTCCAAGATGTGCCACCTGCCACCAATCAAGGTGGCGGGTGATCTGAGGGTATCAAGCAGCTCCCACCACGGGTGGGGTAGAAGCCACTTGACCAGCTCAGTGCACACAGTATCGCTAGCCGACGAAAGATCGATAGTGGCATGCGTCTTCCTTAAGGACGCTTCACGAGCTTCGCGCACGTGAATGGACTGACCCCGTCGAAGGTCAATACCAATGCGGTTGAGTCGTGCACGGATGCACTTCCCAACTCCCAACTGGAAGAAGACGTTTATTGAAGGCTCGATGGCTATGCCACGGTCCTTCGTAGCGTCTTTTGGCACCGTTGTGAAACGATTGCCTCTCACAGATAAGGGATCTGATCGATATGAATACGTTGTTACCAGGTATCGACTCCATGCGGTTTGCCACCACAGAGGGAGGAGTGACCTGGCGGCTGACGTACTCGTAGGTCTACCGGACAGCTTGTCCGGGATTGTGGTTAAAGCACCACGATCACTGAAAGTCGCGCCGGGCCCGAAAGACGAAAAGCTAAGATCCCTGGGAAGGGGTCCCAACCATTCAGCAACTAATTTTTTCGCTTCGTCCAAATACTGGATTACGCGGAGAGATGAATTCCCATCAGGGAGATACATCAGCTCTCTTAGACGCCTATTCGCCTTTGCACACTGCGTTTCCGCAGAGTAAAAGGCCTGAACTGCCACGGCCTTAGTATCTACACCGGTCGCGAGACCGGCGCATTTTCTAAGTAATTCTGTGACAGCTGTGTCTCGGAGATATGACTCGGGAGAGTCATAGCGCGAAGGATCAACCTGAAGGTTCACAAGTTGACCATACTCCTCATGCTCGACTAAGAGCTTGACCGTGAGGCCACGGGGAGTATTCATTGCTGAGCAAAGTTTTGTCAGCGCATGCACTATGGTTGGTAGCATGTAAGGACCCTTAATTCAACTTTCTACGGGCCTTTTCAAGGGCCCCGGAAACCGAAGATTAATTCGGTGCTTGTCCTGTCTTCAACGCCGTTTTAAAGGAGTTGTCGGCAAAGCAGTTGAGTCCTTGCGAGACAGCCTCGTCAATCACTGCTTGTGGCACTGACTGCAAGACATGACCCACGAGTTGCAGCTTGATCTCACCTTTCTTGACCTGAGTCGAGTCGGTGGTATCGGTGACTGCATAAGGGTAGACGTAGGTAGCTTCGAGCCGCCGTGTCGTCTTTGCGCTGTTCCACTTGCTCAACAGCTCCAGGAAGGGTCGAAAGAGGGCAACACCCCCGATCGACTCAGACCGCCAGGTGGCGGCCTCCCCTGCTGCGCCGGCTGGCGACAGCTTGGAGTAGGTGATGTTGGTGGCGCCGTCGTTCATTTTGACGGTGATATCGGTTTGAGCAGCCATATTGGCCCCTTTGGAGAAAGGTTAAAGGATAGGCGTTTAACGGCCTATTTGTTGACCGAGCAGAGAGATCGCAGTTAGCGCCCTCCGCCAGGACCACACATCTGGCAGACTAAATACAAGAGGGGGTAGTGTGAGTGTGCCCGACCTCAGGAATCTGAAACCTTCGGAATACACAGGCGGTAAGTGGACACTGAGCGGTTGCTCAGGAGGACCACACCACCGAATGTACACGCCGACTTCAGACTGAGCAGAATCCTTACGATTGGACCGTGGCCTCAGCAGTTCGTAGCCATACCTCCCGCCGTAAGCGGAAAGCACGGAACTTACATTTGAAACCCAGTCAACAAGAAAGCTGAACGGAATCAGCTCCCAGGCAACCGTCAGTGGGTTAGTCAAGCCCAACTGTTCTGCTAGGAAGAGGGTCGGATTTGTGATCTTCACCTCCGCCTGCACACGCCGCCGCGCAGTATAACTGTGCCAACCGTGTGCTTGGAGGACACCACAGATTCCACCGGGGTACGCAGTCGACACATAATCGGTCGCTCGCCCTGATCCCTTCGCCACGGCTGTGAAGTCGCGGACAAAGATATTGATGGAGTTGTGAATGTCCTTGATCAGAGGACTCCATCCGAAATGGTATTCGAGCCAGATATCAGACGCGTTTTTAAACGTCTGCTTACCCCTGATTGACTTGGAGTAAGGTCGGTCTTTAGGATCTTTTGGATTCCTTTTCCGAAAATGGTTCGCCCATCCGGTGGATTCATAACCAAGTTCCGTAGAGAACTGAGCCAGGTTACCTCGACGTAGCGCCCGAAAGGCACGCCACATCTGGGTAGATCTCGTTGAAATCATCTCCAACGCCTGATTCCGCTCCGCCAAGTTAACGGCGGCAGCGGAAGTCTCTCCGGTTACCGACTCCTGGAAGCGAGCGTAAGCCTTAGCATAAGCACGGTTGTTTGTGCCTGCCGAGTCTACCTCGCCATAATCAGGAACTCCAGAGCCGTCATAGAGCTGGGCAGGTGCCCAACTCCGTGCTGACCCTGTAGGCGACTCAAACTGACCGTTGGCCTTTCGGGCCAGAGTCCTACCCCAGAACATTGAGTACGGGCTGACGCTGTCGCGCCGGCTCGTGCCTGTGTTCCAGTTGTTAGACTCAACGGCTTTCGCAAAGCCCCCTTGAGGGGGGGCCTCGCTAGTCCAAGTTGCATATGTCGGTGGTCGCGGTATACGGGACATTTCGAACTCCAGGGTTGGAGCACTGATGCCCAGTCGTTAGATAACTTAAGGAAAAGCTATCCCCGATGGCCCGTGAGGGTTCCATCTAGTGCTGCTTGATGAACCTGCTTAAACCGGTCTCAGTGACCGTCGGCAGGCGCTACAGTGGCTTAACGTGCGCACATGGTACGTCGAGAATGGGCAGTCCTCACCAGGGTGAGGTTAATCAGAGAGGCGGGTCTATCTTAACCGCCGCAGCGAACTGTTGAAAACAGTCGACCACGATGTTCTAAGTCGTGGATGCTTCCGTCTCCGGAAGTACTGCCGAGTGCCGTAGGCACACGTCTCTGGGTAAGCCCAGGAAGAGAAGTTCGGAAGTCAGAAACAGGGTCTCGAATCCTGTTCTGAC